GTCCTATCATCAATAAAATACCTATTGCTGCAATGATTCGTTGTCGTGCTAATCTGAGTTGGTACACTAGTACACAACAACGTCGTGCATATCATACTGATACGACATTTGATTGTACCACTGCAGTATTTTATGTACATGATAGTGATGGTTGTACAATATTCAATGATCCTGATAATGAAGAACTAGAGGTGGAGACAGTCGCAAATAGATTGGTTGAATTTCCATCATCATACGAACATTCATCTACACCATTTACTACAACAGATCGTCGTATTGTGATTAATTTTAATTACATCAAACCACCCCCATTACCACCTAATAAGGGTACAATTAATCCATTCAGTAATCCTGAACATTGGTAACACATATACAATGAGCACATTATTTGTACTAGCATTCATACTACTATTGGTCATAGGAATGGAATTCACATGGGGAGTTAAAAAATGAATACACTATTCAACCTATCATTAGAAGATTACACAATTATTATTAATGCACTACACTACTACAAGAAGGTAGAGAAACATCCTAACTTCCAACAGTATAACGAAGAACGTATTAATCAACTAAGAGATAAGATGGCACAACAACTCATCCCATCACCTAACCTCTTTGACTAGTATATACGATAATGGTGGATTAGAACCACTACCTACTAACATACTACGTCTCATATCAGAACTAGAAGGATCATACCAACTCCTCAAATACATGGGGTTCACTGATGACATGCATACACTGGATCAAATTAAACAACGATACTATAAATTGTACTATCAGAAGGTGAGGGAAGAAAAACAATGTACGAACCAAAAATAAATGATCGTGTTAAATGGAAAGATCATGAAGGTTGGGTATACTTCATTTGCTCTGATTACTTTACATTAGAACTCGGTATCCGACCAAAGAATGATAATCAAGGTTCACCACACAAAAAACATCATATACTTCTATTGGTATACAATAGATTCTATGATGAAGTACAATACCTAGGACATAGACAATCAAAGTACGATGACACCTACACTAAAGTCTGATTGGTTTACACAAACAAGTGATGAACCATATGATAGACATCATTACGAATTACACATCAAAGAACAAGAAAAAACAGTAGTATTTGAAGACTATGACCTACTAAGATCAACGTGGTTTCAAACATGTCACTTGGGTAAACTGTCTCATGTAAATGTCATTGATGCTACAAAGGTCCGCACCAGTCGTGGACAGGGTTTTTGAACGATCTCTCCCCCTTGGCACAAACATTTAGAAATATATAAAAAAATATAGTATAGGAGCTCGGTAGTTACTGTCAAGGTGCTGTGAAGGTACTCTGGAGACGTTGGCTTAGCACGCTACCTACCGAAAGTCAAGCAAACATGTGCCAGACCTCAAAGTGGCACAGAAACCCTCAGAATCCCTCCTAGGTGCCTTATACTATTTGGAGAAACACAGAAATCTCACTTTTTCGCTTTTTTGAGTTTTTCAGAAAGTTAAAAAAGTCAGTTTTTTGGTTTTTTTAGATTCTTAAACTTTAATCTTTAATGGAATTCGTGAAAATCTACGAAGAACTAGCATCAACTGCGGTAAAATGCGTTAAAATTGATGAAAACCTAGTCAAAATCACATATAACAGCAATATTGACAAAGAATATGAGTTCAACTGTGATAAAACAGAAGAATTCAATGATAAACTGTCAAATACACTGAAGAATAAAGAATCAGTAGGTAAATTCATTCATTCTAGTGTAAAAGAAGGTATCATCGTTCCTGCTACTAAATAATCCACCACACTGATAATCTGTAAGACTATCTTGAGCAATGAGTAAGAAGAACTATCGCGGCAATACTGATTACCGTGAAGAACTACGTGATGAATTTGAGGACTTCGGGTATAACGTAAAGAACGTTAAACGATCCGCTAAGAAGAAGGTAACGAAATTCAAACGCGAAGTCAATGACTATGATGACAGTTATTGAAGTGGCACAGTAGGATGGCACAGGACTCAAAATCGTGTATTGTATAGAAGTCGTCAGGAAAGCACTACGTGACCACCACAATCGTCAAGCACTCATTCTATAAGGTTGAGATTGACACCATTGAGTCACCACAGCATCCGATCATCTATTTTCGCAAGTGTGGCAAGTGTACGACTCACAAGGGCATGGAGAGACAGCATGATCGGATCGTTAACGAGACCATAGAGGCATGGCGTCCATTCTCACAGCAGGTCCGTCGTTACACTGTATCACGGGTGCCAGCGGACGTGGTAGTCAAAGGCGAACTACGTGCCGCCTGACGAACTGTCCTATAGGGGTTGACTCCTAACCCCATCTGCCCTATATTGATTCTGTTGACCACCACACCACTCATGAGCAACAACATCCAAGTCACTCTCACCGCTGCTGAGGCACTCGCTTTCCTCAACGATCTAGATCGTGCTCTTGACTGTCCTTTCATTCAGGAAGACGACTGCTGTGACGGGTTGGACGATCTGCGAAGCAAGGTTCAGGCATGTTACGACCTTGCCTCTATGCCTGCTCTCTGAGTCCAGTCCATCTGTCCCATCTGTCACCTTTACTAACAACACCATGCGTAAGATTGAGTCACTGATGAATGCCGCTATCAAGGCAAACAAGAACTGGACTAACGCTAACACCTCTGTTACCACTGATGATGGTGTGTCTACTGTGTATCTACATGGCAACAAGATTGCTGAGGTAGGTGATGCGTTCGTTCGCATCTTTGATGGCGGTTGGCAGTCAAACACAACTAAATCACGTCTCAACGCTATCATCAACGAGTTCTGTAATGCATACACTGATGGTGTGTTTCAGAAAGACTTTGCATGGTACATCAGGGACAACAAGGTAACTCACGACTTCTCCAACGGTTACGAATTCGTGGAATTTGCATAATTACCGAAACCCAAGTTTCTCAACTTTTGAGATTCTTGGGTTTTTCGCTTTTTTGTAAATTTTACTTTTAACAGTTAATGTCAAAACGTTACGTGCCTAGTCACTGCAATGATGAACTGCTACCATGGTTTATCTTTCAAAGTATCAAGAAAGTTTGCAAAAAAACTAAAAAGAGTTAGTGTTTATTGACTATAGTGTTACCTCTAGTATAACTATTAGTACTGAACAGTAAGTGTTACTATGACTGTAGAAGAAATGTATCAAGAACTCAACGATCAGTTAGAGGAAGATAGTGATACAAACTACGATGATAGTTGTATGTTTGATGCAGACATTGACTATACTACACAATCGTGAGATATTTCAACCAATTGTGTGCAGTTTCTAAACTGCCACAGCACCACTTGATTATTACTCTCACCTCTGCCATACTACCATTGTTGACACAAACTAGACCAATGTTTGACGAGATTCAAGACATGCAAGGCGAAATCTTTGACGTGCCAGACATAGAAACTGTTCTCGTTGAAGATGAGAACGGAGAACTAGGAGTTGACCTCACCGACATCAACAACTGATCACCCACTAAGTAACAACAATGTCTGCACAGTTCTACACACTCAACATGCTCAAAGATCGTGTTGATAGTATGATCAAAGAACAGGGTGAAAATGCACCTGTAGCGTGGTGGATCTTCACCAGCGAAGATGTTATCAAGTATGATGATGAGGGTGATGAGGTAAGACAACCTGATGCAGTTTGTGGGGAAGTGTTATCCAACCTGCAAGAGTATGATCACATCTATCAAGCAATTGGTGACGCTATTGATACAGAACTCGGAGAGTGTGTATGAAACATGAAGTAACACTATTCGTTGCAGGCACTGTGTTCAAAGAACATGTTGTCGCTCGTGACTATCAAGAAGCGAAGCAAGTTGCACTCGCACGTAACCCTAACGCTAGGGTAGTTAGTGTTACTGCCAAATTTAATTAAGGTCACTATGTAACACAAACGTTTTGGCTGCCCCGACCAATTGACTAAGTGGCACACAAAACAGGCACAGCGTCTCAGATCGTGTATTGTAGTTACATGAACAAATTCAACGACCCTTGCACCATTGCTCTTCAGACCGATGAGGTTCTGATGAACATCCACAACCCCTACGTGGCGAACCTGGTTGAGATGGGATACGATCGCGCAGACTGTGAGATGGTCGCAGCAGCAGGTCAGGAGAAGACCTTCCCTTGTGTGATCCATGGTCGCACGTTTGACACCAAAGAGCAGTATGATGAGGAACTAGCAGATTACATCGCTGGACTGTGACAGGCGAACAACTGTCACCAAAGGGGTAGGCAACGCCGCCCCTGGCTCTATACTACACTCAAGCAAACAAACCAAACCACATGACCGACACCACATACAACGGTTGGGCAAACTACGAAACTTGGAACGCTTCCCTGTGGATGCAGAATGACGAGTTTCTGTACAACACCGCTAGGGCATGTGTCAGATTCGCAGGAAGCGAGAACCCATGGACTAAGTTCGTCCGCTGCATGACAGATGGGCAGATCGGTCGGATGCTCGGTGAGACAGCAGACGGCGTTAAGTGGAACGACCCCGCCATTGATGAGGATGAGATGGTTGAGATGATGCTGGAACTCGTTGAAGATTGAGGGGTCGCCCCTCTCCATGGTACAATATACAAGAACAACACAACCATCATGGCAATGATCAACCCCGTCATCATTCTCCACACTGACAGCACAGCAACCCAGCAGATCAACCTCTACCCTGTCACCCGTCAGTGCATGGTTTTTTGGAACTCGGGTCACTACAGCAACCACAAAGTGAGACGCCGCGATATGCTGCGCTTCCTGGTTGATCTCAAGCAGTCAGCAGGCGAGTGGGTTAATCGCTACGTGCTTGACTCACCTCTAGCAACCGATTCTGAAACCGTCCCATCAGAGGCAACGGGGTGGAACTAATCCCCTATACTAGGGACATGGAAAACAAATCAATGCAACGAACAGGTTTCTTCATGCACAGCGAGAACCCATCTCCTCTGATGCAGAAGGTCATGGAGAACATCCAACGCCAGCACATGGCAGAGATGGAGTACAGGCAGGCAGTGAGAGCAGGACGCATCCAACCTGACCAATTCACCAACTGGAACATCAGCGACCGCCACTAGGCGCTGACCATGTAGGATACACACAACAAAGACAGACAGATGCTCAACCTTCGCCCCTACGCTGCTCCTATTGGTCACGACTTCGGTGGCACCGTTCCTGAGCGTCAACCTGGCAGTGGCAAGAACGTTCCTGGATACATCTATTTCATGATGTCCAGCAGCAACGTCATCACCAGCGACGACACCGAATATGTCGCGGTCAAAATGGGTCTGTCTGCAGGTGGTGAGCGTAGCGCCTTCAAGATGCTCAACGGTCATGCCACCAGCAACGATGGCGACCTGTTCTTTCACAATGCAGTGCGGGTTGACCGTTGCAAGGATGCCGAGGCGTTCTGTCATCAGGCAATGCGTAAAGCAGGATTCTCTACCCTGCAGGATCATGACGCCAATGTGCCCGCTGAATACCGTCATCTCTATGAGCGTCACGAGGGTGGCACCGAGTGGTTTGTCTGCCCCGTTGCCAAGGTTGCCAAGATGGTTGAGATGCTGCGCCTTAAGCATGAAGGCGACTGCCCCACTGATGGGTTCATCGGTGAGACTGACTGCAACGCTGCCATCAAATTTGCATACGACAAGAACGGCGAAGGTCAGGCAGTGATGAAAGGTCGCCTAGGTCGTCCGCTGCAAGAGAAGGCGTTGCGCTTCGCTTGGGAGTTTCGCCAGATGACAGGCAACGCACCCGACAACTGCTGCCTCTGCCAGGACTGAGGCAGTTGCCCAGTATATCACAGTTTGGACAGTGGTTCGGGTTTGCCCCCGCCCCCTTCGGGTCGCCAAGCGGTTTCCAAAAACCCGTACTTCCCTAACCTACAAAAGTATCCAGACGACCGATAAATATATTTGAAAAATGACTTTTCAAAACCATTAATTCCAAAAAAATTTCCCAGCAAAAATTATGACTGAAACCCCTTTTGAAACTTTTGAGATTACTGATACCACAATCATGCCTGGAACGCCCGAGTACGAGGAATCTGCGAAAGCATTAGATAGTCTTGCGAGTGATCCAAACTATATGATTGCACTGCACACGAGACAGATTGAGAGGCTTGTGCTGGTTGTAGAAGAGATGGCGCAAAGACTTCTAGAACTTGAAGAACGAATCAATTCAGTAGATGAACTTGCGAGGTTCCCTGGAAGTGATTCACCTATATTAAATGAACCTGGAGTATCCACTAAGCTTGGATTAAAATGAACCAACCTGAATATGACCCCAACATGTATGAGCAGATCCTTACAAACTTTGACACATTCTGTGATCAGTTTGAAGGAGCAGCAGCAAAAAGATTTGCAGGATTAGATAATGACTCAAGACAACCAATTGATAACACAACAGTTAAACGAGAAACTCCAAGAGCTGCTAAAGAGGTTGACGACGGTGGAGAAGAAGGTATTACAATTAGAACGCCCCCAATTGATGTACAAGCCACCCCAATGCCAAAACTATCAGACTATAGCGGAGACGCTTGACGATCTATATACAGAGGTAAATCTTCTCAAGGGACTAGGAGATGGCGGAAGTACCGTTTAGTGATGGAATGATTGCAAGGCAGGGGGACAGTGTTGCAACTGGACATGGTTGTGATACCGTCACTACGATCCTGGAAGGCGATCTTACAGTAATTGTAGAGGGTCAACCTGTAGCGCATCGTTCCAGTCCCTTAGCGCCCCACACGATCACGAATCCTGCACTTATACCACCATGCATCCCTCATCCCGAGCAGGTTGTGAATGTGGGATCGGAGACAGTATTTGTGGGAGCACTGGGTATTGCCAGGTTTGGCGATAGTGCAGATCTTGGCACAGTCACGTCAGGATCACGCACAGTTATTGCTGATCAGGGGTAATCATTGCAGGATGACAAATCCTGTGTTATAGTAACTAAGTAATTCAATTAAGATTATGGCAAAGAGCAGAGTCGGACTATCAGGTGCCGAGACAATTGAGTCTAAACCGAAAAGAACACGTCAAGGAAAAGGTAAGCATACAAAGCTTTCTGCGACATCACGTAACGTTGCTAAGAAGCGTTACCGTGGTCAGGGTAAATGAAACTGAGGACCGAAACGCCGAAGCGCCGAGATTTATTGTTTATCTCACAAGATCATGAGATGGCATTAATTCAGGAAATGATATATAAAGTGAAGATGTCCGATTGGGATATTCATCCTAGTAAGACATGTTTGCTTTGTGTTTCTCCTGATTACTCTAGTATTGCAACCCAGCACCTTTGTCATGGATTATCCATGGACAGAGAGTGCTTTCATGTTGAATCAGTGAACGTTCCGTTTCCTGATGAAGGTGTAGATCCATATAAAGACATCTTTATGTTGAATTATGCGGATTGGGTATTAGACTGGGATAACTTTATTCTATGTGAAGCAGGAGTCATCCGAGGTAGTAATTACACTTGGATCACCGAAGCGATGAAAAAGTTTTCAGACAAGAACTACCACACCCTTTCATTGTGTGAAAACATTCATAGTAAATTTAAAAGCGAATTAGTATCTGAATATTATGACGACAACACAGAAGACTTACACTTCTGGTGGGAACAACCAAACAATCACTGGAGCTACAATGGGCAATCATCATAAAGTTGATAAAGGTCAAAGTTTTATTGATGAAGGAATGACTCTCATCACTGAAACTGATAGTGATAAGTATCTTAACATGGTATCAAAACGAAATAGGAATAAGCGTAAAGAAGAGTTATATCCTAATCCAACTAGTGTGATTGGTGAATTTGTAGAACGTTGGTCTGAAGGTACTAAATAACTAGTGTCTTCGTATACTCTAGATGGCAACGTCTAATCTCTCGTTTAGAGATATTAATATAACGTTTAAGAAACATCCTGTCACTGACGACCTAGTTGTTAGTAAGGATGGTGCTGCTGTCAAACAAGCAATTGCAAATTTATTATTAACAAATAAAGGAGAACGATTATTCAACCCAAGCTATGGGGCGGATCTTCGTTCTCTTTTGTTTGAGCCCATGTCATATGCAACTGCGGGTATGATTAAACAAAATATAAAGTATGCTGTCGGGACATTTGAACCGAGAATTGTAATTAGAAGTATGGAATGTACTCCTAACGAAGACGATAATGGGTTTGATGTAGAAATGACATACAAAATCCGAGGATCTTCAACTCCACCAGTAAACGTAGAATTCTTCCTGAATAGGACGAGATAATGCCATATACCCAGTTAAACAATTTAGACTTCACTCAAATTAAAACAGCTCTCAAAGATTACATGAGAGCACAGTCAGATTTTACTGATTATGATTTTGAGGGATCTGCATTAAGTCAACTGCTTGATGTGTTGGCATATAATACGTATTATACAGCATTCAATACCAACATGGTTGTGAATGAGTTATTTTTAGACTCTGCTAGTCTAAGAGATAACGTTGTAGCACTAGCAAAACAATTAGGATATACTCCCAAATCAAAGACTGCACCAAAAGCGAAAATTTCTTTTAATATTAATTTTACTGGACAGTCTATCCCACCTAGCGTTACAATTAAAAAAGGTACTGGATTTGTTACAAATTATGATAACACTTTATACAACTATATTCTGACTGAAGACAAGAAAATTTCGGTTACAAACGGAATTGGTGTTGTTGATGATCTCGTGATTTATGAAGGATCTTATGTAGAGACAAATACGATTGTAACTTCCGTATTGAAAAGTCAAAGATTTAAGATTGAAAATCCATCTGCAGATCTTAGCACTCTAAAAGTAAGAGTATTTCAATCTAATACGTCAACAGCATTTGAAGAATATAAAAGAGCAGATAGCATTCTAGATATTGGAGCGGAAGATAAAGTATATTTTCTTAGTGAGATTGAAGATGAGAGATACGAGTTATTTTTTGGTGACGGTGTTTTAGGTAAGAATCTCTCTGATGGAGAACTAGTAGAGATTAGTTACATTGAAACTAACGGACCTGAAACTAATGGAGCAAAAACATTTTCATTTAGTGCAAGACTAGAAGATGAAAATAATGGAATTGTTTCTGTTCCGTTCGTTATTGCTAATCTCACTGTAACTTCTGTTTCTTCAGGTGGAGCAGACATTGAAAGTGTTGCTTCAATTA